GAAGAACTTAAATCGAGTTTGGCGATGAAAAATTTCGACAAGAACTTTGATGCGTACAGGGTGTTGCAGCAATTGTGTGCACGCTTGTGTTCGATAACTACATTAGATGCTGTCACCATAAAAGACACAATGTTGTATGCACCAGCCGTAGCATATGCAGACATGTGGCCTAAGGTTCAAGGGGTTAACATGTTTGTTCGCGGGAAGTACTTGTGGGATTATGCATCCACTCAGTGGAGGCAAATGTGTACTGTATCCTGTGCCACCATATCTTACTTCGTTATGCGGGGATTTGGACCAGCCAGTTTGCAAGACATGAGAAATCGAGTCTTAAAGAAAACGCTTGATAAGAGCGTAAAATTCGGTAATTTAAGCAATTCTGACAAATTTTTGATATGGGGTGTTCCTGTGCAAGAAGAATTGATAAAACGTGTTATTCTTCCACCCACATCTGCTGCCAACGTTGCAGCTAATTTTGTTGCCTCACGGTTTGAAGAAATTGAGTTGGCAACCTCCTTACTGAGTGGTATGGCCACAGGTGGAACATTTTTTCAGACGTTAATGTTTAGATTGCCAGCATATTTGCTACACAAACTCAGTCGTTGGCTGCCATTGGGTCCAGGTATATTAGCACACATCGCCTTCAATTCAATGGCGGTAGGCGTCGAGCTTGGCTTATCAGCGAAAAAACTTGTGCACACAGCTGATGGACCCATGCTTACTGTCATTGATAAGGGGCTTGACGAAGGTGTTGAGTTTAAGCGCACAGGAGACGGTGTGTATGAATATACCCAGTTGTTTTATGGTCTGCGACCTAGTGTCACCGCCAGCATCAGTACAATAGCATCCACCTTGCTCCTCGGGTATCAAGCATTCGCCAAGTATAAACAACTGGCGTCTTTTAATCGTAAAGGAAATTGGAAGCAGTATCCAGCATTCAAGTCTGTAAATGTTTCTGGGATAGCTGCAAAACCAGTTAAACGCGAAAAAAGAATTCTTGAAGATGGGTCGATACGCGAGGTTGTTGCAGCCAGTATGCACGTGCCCATGCAGGCTGTTAAGAAAAAAGAACCCACAGTGTGTCAATATCGTTTAGGAATTGGGGTTAAGGGGTTCCGTCCAGTTGTGCACGCACCAACTTTAGAAAATGAAATTTGTGCCGTTGAAGCACGTGTGGTCAACAATACACCCATGCCTAAGTTGGAGCAAGAATGCATTGAAGATGAAACACGCGTGAATTTGACTGATTTTTCACGTTGGTTCAAAATGCACGTGCACAAGTTGTTCCCAAAAGCGTATCATGCAGTTGTTAGCACACAGTGGGAAAACTATATTGCGAATAGTAATGCCAGTCCAGCCGTAAAAAAAATCTTGAATGACACACATACACGGTTAGAATCCCAGGGGATAACTGAAGACAGCAAATTAGATAAACAACAGCTGTACGAATGGACACGCCGGGCTGCTTTTGTAAAAGTTGAAAACTTGTGCCATCGTGGCCTTGCGGGCACATTGCGCAAAGCTCCAAGATTGATACAAGGTGCACCACCAGAATTCATATCTTTAGTCGGACCATTCATTATGTCTGTCCAGGGGTGGGTGTCAAAAATATGGAAGCACACATTTCCTCTGTGCTTCACCTCAGGCATAAAATCCAGCAAAATTGCAAAGATGATTACTGAGCCTGGGTGGAAAATATTTGAAAACGACGTGTCGGCATATGACAGTTCAATTAGAAAGGAACTGTGTGAATTGGAGGTGTGGCTTGCAAAGTGGTTTGGTGCACCACGAAGTGTTATCGACTTGATGACAGCCAACATCAGAACACATGGGTATACTAGTCAGGGCGTAAAATATCGCGTGTTGGGCACACGCAAGTCTGGCGATCCCTACACGTCAGTCTTCAATTCAGTGCTGAATGCCTGCATGCATCTATATATTTTTTGTAGGGTCCACAAGATGAGTGTCGACGATGCCATGCAAGTTATAAAGATGGCAGTTCAAGGGGATGATAATATTGGGTGCCATCGTGGACCACCTGTTGATTGGGCTAAATACATGAGTCAATTGGGGTTTGAAACAAAGCCTATGTATCACAGCGATCCAACAACAGCAACTTTCTGTTCATGTCGACTAGTTCCTGTTGGAGACACCTATGTTTTTGCGCCAAAGGTTGGTCGTCTGCTTGCAAAAAACGCATATTACGTAAATCCACCGCACGCGTACTCAGCTGAACAGCTCGTGCGAGGCACAAGTATCAGTTTATACGAGGCATGTCGTGTGTTACCACCAGTACGCGCTGTGTTGGACAGAATCCTAGAGTTAACTAAGGGGATTCAGACCAAATGGCGAGCCAATGAGCCATGGAAAATGAAATTTGATGGTCATGAGCCCACCGCGGAAACATGGGAATTCTTGTGGAAATGCTACGGTTGGGATCAACACAATCAACAGAGGTTGGAAGAAGAACTTGCCTCGAAAAAACTTGGAGATGAACTAACTGGGATATTGCCACAAATGTTATGTGACATCGATGTTGATGCAGCACCTGCAATATTGCCGCGATTGAAACCATGTTCAATGTTTTCAGATGATATGTGGCGACCACCCCCGGCCAAGAAACATGCCACAAGTCGAAAGGCTAGAAACAAGTTAGTTCATGCAACAAATGGCAATCATGCAATACGTGCCGTGCAAACCACCGAACCAATTTTTGAGGGCTTGTATGTCAGTAATGTGTTGACCAACGGGAAACCAATATATTCATTGTGCGGGCGAGATCAACAAAGCTGCAAAAAACAGTCACAATGGGTTTCCGAAAACATGGTAGTCACCAGTTGGCTAATCAATAAACATATCAAGACCATGCCAGATGTCGTTAAACTCTTGGATGTGAGTTCCCAACACTTGGTCCTGGAGAACCAAATAAGTGGAAATTGGCGTGTGTCATGCAAAAAACGTTGCCACACATACATGTCGGCGGTGGCAGATATACCGCGTGGTTTGTCAACTGCGAATCTGCACAAAAACACAATGGAATTCACTCATTTGTGTGCCGAAGTACCGGCCGTTGATAATAGTACAATGCCCGTCGTGGGCACATTTGACACAATCTTTCCCAAGGGTGCGTGTGTGTCAGAAAACGAATTAGCTTTCCCATATTTTCCTAAATATAACAGTCTCCTACAGCATCACGCTTATGAGGTCGTTCCGGCCAGTAAGAGTGGGCATTTGTGGATGTCGCTGATATTGTGTGACAGCAAGCCGAGTCTGTTGTTCTGTGCCAAGGACAAGGAATCCAGCGACGCTCAGGCCAAGTGGTTCGCTAAACATATGCACAATTTTGAAGTTGTGCTAAAAAGTATATTGGGTGCAGACTCTTATGTACGTGATTTAACCCGTGAGGGAATTGAGCCAAATCCCGGATGGGGGCAAAACACGTTGGAGGAGCTGCAATTCAAATACCATGGCAATTATGGGGGACCTGGATATTCGGGGGGGAAATTTGGAAAAGAAGCCAATTTTTCAAGTGAACCTCAAGATAAGTTAGATGAAGCATTCAAGGAACATGATTCACACTATGCTGTTGGACATCAAGAGGCCGGTGACAAAGTACTAGTCAAACGATTGCAGGACATCCCAGGATGGAAAGCACGATTGGCACAGTTGGGGTTCTCATTGAAATCAATGTTGGGACTCAGTAGGGATGTGCCGATACCTGGCACATTGAGTTTGGATGAGCTGTATGGGCATTTGACGCGAAGGCAAAAACAGGTCGTGCGCAGACGATTGTCTTCGCCCGAACCCCGAGTTGTCAAACAACGGCTGAAACAACAAGCCGTATTGCTCACTCAAGGTGTTGAGCCAAACCCGGGACCAGGAAAAAACAAACACAAAAATAAACCACCCAGCCAACAGGCCAAAAAACGCGAAGAGAAGAAGGTGGTTGTTGTGGAGAAAATACAAAAAAGACCGAAATTTAAGAATAATTCTGGAAATGTGTTGCACACACCGCCAACGCCCAAGTTATATGGTCATAAAACATATCGCGTGTCTAGTTCAAAGGGAAAGGCCCACGGCATTCGCTTGTTTGCCCGTGATTATTTAACCCAGGTGGCTACTGATTCCAATGGTGCTATTAATGGCGATGTTGTGTATGCAGGACGTATTGACCCGTTCAATGCTAACTCAATGTGTTCTGGGTTTGCCCGCATGTATACTAAGTATAAGATACATAGTTATAAAATCCATTATGACCCAGTCGTGGGTGATAATACAGGCGGCGACTTGATAGGTGCTTTCAGTACAGACCCGGATGATCCATTTTTATCTACAGGTATTAGCACTGTAAGAACACTTTTGAATCGAAACGGATCAAAAGCAACGACAGTGCATAAATTCTGCACATGGAATATGCCCAGAACGAATAAAGTTTATTTCCTTCCAGGTGCAGACAATCAGTATCAACCTGACCAAAGACTGGAATACCCAGGACAATTCATCCTTGCAGCTCTTGCTGGATGTGCCGCATCCACAACGTATGGGGTGTTGCTGACGGAAATCGATATTGAGTTCTTTTCTCCAAATCTGAATGTGGTTGCACCACTTACTGTGGCGTCCTACATTGTTCCGTCTGGTGGCGCTGTAGCATACAATCCATATGGAAAATTCGACTTGTTTGGGCTGTTGCTGGCAACTGATGAGACTTATTCAGATGCGGGATCACCAGCTAGGCCAGCCGCACCAGTAGTCGATAAGGAGTCATATTCCTGGGATCTGGTGCCAACTGATTGCAATTCAATACATTTGATGCGTATTCAGAACTACACACCTTTGTCTGGGTATCCTGTTACATGGTATTGTACTCTTGTGTTGCCACCAGGTGTTTACAACATTGCATATTATATTGTTGTGACAACATCTGGTGTTACACAGGTTTTTGATCCAGACATTATGTCATTGTCACAAGCTGACTCAGGGACATTTCGCGCTACAACTACAATGAATTCAGACGGCGTGCAGTCGTTTCCGTTATTGTCCGCCAATTATATGACAGGACCAGGGCTTACAACACCCTTGTTGAGTGGGGTACAACGTGTCATTATTGGACCAAATGCCACATTTCGGTCCATAACTGGTGAAGTCGTGTCGGGCTGTGGGATTGCCATGGTACAACATGCGGGAAACCAGGTAGACACGTATCAAGTCAAGGTTTGTGTCAATTCAATACCAGGGAAGTCTTGGGGTTGGTGGTTTCCATCACCGACTGGCTATAGTGAGAAGCCAACGCTAGAACAGCTACAAAATAGGATTTTGGAATTGGAAAAGCGAGATAAAATCATGGTACTGGACTAGACACATTTGTACGGTTGCTACAGTGCTGAAACCGCCTTCGTCAACGGAACCTCGTAGCTAACGTCATGGTAATTCAGTCATGGAAACTCTGGGGGGAGATGTGCCACAGTCAAGTGGACCCAGAATAAACTTGCTCAAC